CTTCACTTACTGCGCCGCCACCATCTCCACCATTACCATTGCCGTTACCATTCTTGGTAGTTTCGGTTGATTCTTCACCACCATTTTTTTCATCATGCTCACTATCTTTCATCAAACGACCTGATCCCATGACATGGTGACCAGCAGGTATCTTCTTACACTTCTTTGAAGTGAAGCAATAGTAGTAACCCTTCTTGCAGGATTTTTTCATTATTATTGTTCGGTCTTATTATTATTTAGAAAACCTTGCTTCAGTAGTTTCTGCAATTCAGAAGTTGACCCAACAAATACTGCATTGTTAGTAACAGTGCTTGGTCCTTTGTTACCAACATCCTCTTCTACATCTTTCAGTTTCTTCTGCAAATCAATCAACTTATCAGTTGTATCAGCAACACTCTTGATTAACTGACCAGCAACTTCATATGCTCTGGGACTTCCACCTTCCCCAGCCAACTCCATGATGCCATTGATTGCTTCCTGTCCTTTTTCAATTAATGAATATAAGTTTGCTCTTGTATACTCATAGTCTTTTGATATATCAGTCTTTTGCTCAGGTTTTGTAATACTCTTTGGAGTATCATCAACCTCAACAATGCTACTCTCAACATTTAGAGCGTTGTCAATAGAATCAAATTCGGACATGAGTATTATTCAATATCAGTTTGTTGTGTAGGACTGTAAGACTTAGAATCACCAAGGTATTCCCAATTCTCACTAAACCCGAAGTCATCATCTGGGTCTGCATTAGCAGGGTCAGGTGTGACTGTGTATCTCATTTCTCTCTTAGCAGTTGTCCTATCTGTATCTGCATAGTTATCAACAATAACTTTACGAATAAGACCTTCAGGATTGTCTGCGATAGGACCGAAGAGATAAGTTTTTGCAGTAAACTGTAATCTATATATCAGTGCTCTTCTTGTGGAAAAATCTCCCTCATAATCGTCTTGAAATGCGACACTATTTAAGACGATTGGGATATCTCTCTTTTCGCCAATAGACTCTACCAAGTCAACTGTCAAATTAAATGCTGGTTGAAAGTTTGGAAGAATTTGCTCAACGATTTGTAAGGCATCATCATTTAACTTACACAAGATTGATAACTCAAATCCAATGTTATATGGCACAGGCATGAATACCTTTTTCATCTTATTACCATCAACTGCTCTGAAAGTCTGAGTAACTCCAGTTTTTCTTGATGGGTCATAATCAATAGATGTCATCTCAAATGACATCCTTGGTAATGTAATCTGCACAGGTTTGTTTAAATCTGCCTGCTGCTCAAGTTTTGCAAGAAACTTTTGAGTGGGTCCATATGCAAGAGGAACTTTCATATCACTAATGACTTTAGTGTCATTTTTGTGCTTGATATGAATGTCATTAAAAAGAGTGCCGAAGGCAATAATTGTCTTTCTAATGATTTCGTGATAGTGATAAGTTCCTAACATTAATAGTTACCAAAAGGATTTGATTCTGTGAAGTCGAGTATATTGTCTGCTTCTGTTTCAATTGTTTCATTTTGTTTGTATTTATCCGCAGTTGTGTTTGCTGCCGATACATTAATTTCATATTCTGCACCAGATTTGGCACCAGTAATCAATTCTCCTGGATAGAATGTTCCAGACGTGATGCCAACTTGAAGGGTATTTGTGCTCTTAGTCCATCTCTTGACTCTTGCAGTTGCACCAGACCTGCCACCAGTAACAACCTCATTACGCCAGAATGTGCCAATTCCAGTAGTTGCAGCAGCACCAATTGTAACTGCTGGTGTGGTTGTATATCCTTCACCTGGGTCAATAACATAGACATTAGATATTGTGCCAGCAGCACTAACAACTGCTCTTCCAGTTGCTGTTGTACCAACACTTGGACCAGCAACAGTTACCAGAGGTGTAGTAGAGTATCCAGCACCACCACCAGATACCACAATAGAAATAACACCTCTAGATGCCGTATTGATGCCACAAGTAGCAGCAGCACCAGTGCCACCTCCACCACTAATTGTAATAGTTGGTGCTATCGTATAACCAGCACCTGCATTAGTGATTAGGATTTCCTTGATTGAAGATACATTATTTCTTGTGGTTGTTATAGCAACTGCAGTTGCATTTGTTCCACCAGATGGTGCTGTAGTAATAGCAACAGTTGGTGTGCTGGTATAACCAGACCCATCATCATTCAAGAAAATTTCTCTGATATAACCAGAATTAATAGTAGCAGAAGCATTGGCTCTTGTACCACCTGAGAATAGTGTCAGGTCTACAATATAACCAGTTTGCTCTAATACATCACTAATTTCATCGACTGTAGTATCAATAACCTCATCCTCATATTCAAAGAGCTCACACTTCAGTTCGTAAACGTAATTTTTTCCTAACTGATAGAAAGGATTTTCATGCTCTACAAACTTAACTTCAAATATTCTTTGTCCAAGTGGAAAATAAATTAAATCTCCTTCTCTTGGTCTTGTAGAAACTTCAATTTCATCATCATCCATACCCTCAAGGAATGGTGAAATAAAGTCTTCAAATCTTTCTTTGGAAATAGTTAAAGATAACTCATCTCTAATGCTGACACCAAACTTAGTCATAATGTCGCCAGCACCACTATAACCATCAAAGTTATTGATGTATGCTTCTAGCAAAAAATTATCATCAAATGTTGATGATTGAATTTCTTCAATGATGGTTTGTTTTCTTACATACTTTCTGGGAATGTAAGTTACTTCTACACCATAAATCTTGAGTTGCTCATTAATCAACTCCTGTACAAGTCTTTGCTCTCCGTAAGAGCCCTGCAGAAAGAAAGGATTTAGTGCCATTATCCAATAAAGTCGTAAGGAGGAAGTTCATAATCCATAGCCATTCTCGATTGTATTTCCGCTAACTCTTTTTCAGCATCATCATATATCTGTCTTCCATTCAACTCAATGCCACCAGGCAGTTTGACCCCATTGAATTTGATAAGGTTTTGTCCCCATTGTCTCTTGATGAGTGCAGTCAAATATTTTTTCAGGAAACTATCATTATATACGCCAGTAAATGTTGCTGGGTCTAGGATTCTGTAGCAATCAATAACTATGTAATCTCCTGCTTTTTGTGCCTTCCAATCAATGTCAAGATAAAGTCTGTCCTGCCTCTTATTATATCTAATCTGCTTATCTGTAGTTAAAAGGTGGTCAATATCTTCTAAGTATGATTTAGTCATTGCATACTGCAGAAGGTCTACAGAGTTGAAATAATACAAGTCATTCAAAAACAACTGATATTTGATACTAAACATACCACCAGATATTGCACTGGTATCAAATCTAAAAATTCTTTCAATTCCGATTACAGAATCTGGAATCTGAATAAAGTTTGATGTTTCGTAGAAGTTTGATGTTGTTGTGCCATATCCAGCAATAGAAGTAGAAGTTGCACTGGTAGTTACAATGCCAACCCCGTCAGTATTTCTACCTCTACCTCTATCAATGTCTGCTTGACTGAGTTGATATTTCAAATACATTCTTTCGACACCATCAAAGTGTCTTTCTTGAAAATACTGAAGAGCGTCGTCAACCAAATCATCAATCTGGTCGTCGTCTACGTTAATTTCCAATACTGGAGCACCCAAACGCCTAAGACAATAGTCAATTAGACCTTGGCGTGTTGATGGTTTTGCCATTAGAATTCCTCAGAAGATGAATTATCTGTTTTTGTGGTTTTTCTGGTATTTTTTGCTTTTAACTTTTCAATCTCCTCCTTTTGCTCATTGACTCGATTCGTCAGTGCTTCAATCAATTGATTAGAGCTCAGCAGTCTTGCTTCAAGAGCAACTGTTTGTGTGAATAAATCGGAAGATTTTTGCTGATATACTGCAATAAAATTTTTGTAGTCGGTCTCAGACATACCATATATACAAAAAGAGGTAGGATTGCTCCTACCCATATTTATAAGTTATCGGTTATTTATCAGAATGAACCAGCATCAATCGTGATATTCTCTAAGAATCTTTCCGACCCTGTGCAAGAAATAACTTGGGATTGACCAGCACAATCATTAACCCAAAGAGATCCAATTTCGAGAGCAGCATATGCGTTTGCCGTTAAGACACTTGAAGATTCTGTAACAGAAGATCCAATAGCAATTCTTGAAACCGAATCGTCCCAATATACTGCAGCTTTCTTAGCAGCAGTATCAAAGTAGTGGAATACAACACCAACATCAATGTTTGCGTCTGATGATGGTGCGACAAGACTACCACCACTGTTAACAAGACCAACTTCAATCAGACTATCTTCAACTAGAAGTGTCTCGGTGTTAACCTCTGTTTGGGATCCTAATACTGTCAGATTTCCGCTAACTGTAAGGTCGCTAGCAATTCCAACATTACCATTTCCGTCTGTGATGGTAATCGAAGTAGTGCCATCTTTTGCTTTGAGGTTTGTTGCCTCAAGAGTTGTAACATCAATTGTGTTGACAACAGTAAGGACATTGCTGTTGAATGTTAAATTACCACCACTATCATTAACTGCTCCAGATGCACCTGCAACAAGGACATCAAACTGAGTTAAATCTGCCTGTGATAATGTATTTCCTGAAGTAACATTCAGATTATCATCAACAGTAACTGTGCCACCATTAGAATCAAGTGTTAAGTTACCAGTCGTAGTATCAATTTCGTTATCACCACTAACTCCAATCTGGATGTTGTCAATTGTGGCACCACCATTCGCATCAATAGCACCAGTAAATGTGGATATGCCACTAACAGTCAGATTATCATCGATGGTAGTAAAGCCACCAGCAGAATCAATAGTTAAGTTACCTGTTGAGGTATCAATTTCGTTATCACCAGTGATTCCAATTTGAATATTATCAATTGTGGCACCGCCATTAGCATCAATGACGCCAGTGAAGGTTGAAACACCAGTTACACTCAGTTGGTCATCAACAATGACAGTTCCGCCAGCGGAATCTAAGGTTAAATCACCTGATGATGTGTCAATCTCTGAAGCACCAGATTGACCAATTTGGACTGCATCAATAACAGCACCAGTTGCAAATGTGCCTACTCCAGAGAAGTTTAAATGTCTCCAAGCTTTACCTGAGGCACCAAGGTCAAACGCATCGTTTGTTGTTGGGATTAAATCTGAAGCAAACTCACCACCGATTACGACATCATCTGTATCAGAATCACCAAGATTGATTGTGCCACCACGGAAGGTTACAACACCAATAAATTCTGAGCTACCACCAACAAACAAGTCGCCAGTAATTGTAGTGCCGCCACCAACACTAAGATTTTTCTCAATACCTACACCACCTTCTACGACAACTGCACCAGTGTCTTTATCTGAAGATTGAGTAGTATTGCTGAAAGTGACAATGCCAGAAAAGTCTACTGCACCAGCATTTACGTCAAGATTAGTGGCACCGATTGTAGTGACACCAGTTAAAACGGCATCAACAAGTGAAGGACTGTTGATTGTTGTAGACCATTCTAAAGTACCACTACCATTGGTCTTTAAGAATGCACCGTTTGTTGGAGTTGCGGGGAAAGTGTAAGTAGTAATTCCTGAGAGTGACCCAGGAGAAGCAAGGGTTATAAAATCAGTACCATTTCCAGATCCCTCTACAAGGTTAACGC